TACTCATAGTGGTCTCCTAATCTATTTCCAACACACCTATTACGATGTGAAATTTATCCGCTGAACTTGCAGTCAGCTTTATTATATCTAATTCATCTAAAACTAACACCTCTCCGTTAGTTAAAAAACCTTTACGTGTATTAGTTGCTATTGATTCTACATCCCAAGTAACTGTCGTACTTTCGCTAGTATCTGTCAACTCTACTGTTAAACTATATGCACTACTACCATCAGAGTTATAAGCACTTAATGTCTTAACTATGGCACTCTTATTATCTGGTACTGTGTAAACACTCGTTGCATTTGTTGATGCTAATGTTGTTAGTACTTCTGTATATCTATTTGCCATTATGAAATATACCAATCAAATGCTTGTGATACCTCTCTTATAGTATCAGGTGAATCTAATTGCACAAAGTTTAAACGCAGTTGATTTATTAGTCTGCGCATATAATCTGAACTGTATTCTTCAGGTGGTATTTCTAATGGAGTGTTTACATTAAATACTTCGCTCATCTTCTACCATCCACTTTTATATCAAACCTTGTGTCTCCTAGTCTCCAGCTATTATCTGCATCTGTGCTTTCTATTCTTACACGCATTTGTCTGGCTCTTGCTCTTACATAAGCTACACCAGTAGTATTAGTAACTGTTGCAGTTGTTGCAGTGTTTAAACTTCCCAAAGGAAAGTCTCTAGTTTTTATTGAGTAAGTTAGTTGAGGCTCTGTATCTGTTCCTATAAAAGATACATCAGGTATTAATCTTTTTATAAACATAAATTGATCTCCATCGCCTGTATCAAAGTCTGCACTTTCAACAAATGCAGTCATAGCAGAACCATCATCATTAGAACCTACTTCATGTTCATAAAGAAAATTATCAGTAGTACCAGTTGTTCCTGCTGCTAATGGATTTGTAGAAGCACCACCAGCATCAATCCAAGAAGTTCTAGGCAATGTTCCTATTGTCCATGTTTGTTCTAAATAATTATAAGTTACATATCTGTCTATTTCATCTGAACTGCCTGAACAATAGAACCAAGATACTTCATTAAATTGTGCATTTCTCGTAGCAAAAACTTTAAATGATTGTCCAAGATTAAAATCGTCAAATACGTATGCTCTTACTGTGCATGGTAAAGATTGAACTGTACCAGAGTACATATAAAAATTATCTTGATCCATAAAGTAAACTACATTATTTGCATTTACAAAAGACTGCGGTGAAACTGTACTTATACCCTCTGTAATTAAATTTACTCCAAATATAAAAGGCGGTCCTATAAACTGCATTGAATATAAAGCTGTATCAGTAAATATAGCTATTTCTTGCCTTGTTCTTATTGCTCCTATTATTTCTGAACCAGAAGATAATCTTAATCCACCAGCAGTATTATTTGTTTTTGGTGTCCATTGTGCTGCATTCTCTTGATCTGACCATCTTATTTGCATAGGGTCTTGTGTTGCACTACCTATTGGATTAGCACCCATACATATAATATGCCTATCTATTTCAGATACTAATATTTGATTTGCAATAGTTGGTGTATCTGATGCGCCTGATAAAGTAGAAAAATCTACTGCTCTTGTAGTTTCTCCATTTGTTTTATCCCAATAATAAATACTACCGCCTCTCGGATTAGAAACTAAATCTTCTCCAAAATTATCCATACTCCACAATCTAAGTTGTGTCGAAAAACTATTTATACCCCCACCCCAAGAACTTTGACCCCATGTTCCTGATCCAAAACCAAATCCACTGGTAAAAAAATCAGAACCTATGTTTATTTGATATGATCCATCAACACCTGAACCGCCATTACCTGAGTCACTTGCATTAGCAGTTACTGTATCACCTGATGTATCTTTAGCTGTAAACGTAAATGTATTTACATCTGAAACATTAACTATCTCATATTCTTGATTTAATACAGCAGCTGTAATATTGCCACCTAATGATACAGCCTGTGCAAATGTAACGAAATCCCCTTTGTTTGCTCCATGATTAGAATCAGTAGCGGTTATAGTAGAACTACCATTAGTAGCTGCAAAGGTTATACCATTAGTAGTTGTTGCTCTTATAGGTGTTATATCGTGAAAAGTATTACCTTTTAAAAGATATAATTTTAAATGAGTTCCTAATGAAATAAATTTATCTGTATCTAAAGCAACCCATTGATGCAATTTTCTTGCTGAGCCTAAAAAAGAATTTGCACTTTTTTTTACCCAACCACCAATTTTTTCAGGACGACCAGCACGAAATCTTATCTTGTCAGCATCAAACCAATTACCTTCATTACTATATGAAGTGCCTTCTCTATTAATGCCGGGCTTAAATGTGTACCTAGCTAATGGCATTTTATTTTATTTTTCTTTAACTTTCTTGGTAATTGGTTCTACAACTTCTTCAACTTCTTTTTCTTGTTGTGAAGCTTCAGCTATATTTTTAATGCCTTGTAAAGTAATCTTGCGTAGATTTGCTACACCTTCTATTTCAGAGCCTTTCCAAGTACCTCTTTCTACTGATGCATCTAATACTTTTAGTACGTTTATAAAATAATTTTCTTCCATCATTTTACTCTATTGCCTCTGTATCTGGATTCCAAGTTTTACCTATATTTCCAATACTTGCTGCCCAAGCATCTATATCTGTTTGCAAAGCTGCTTGTGCTTGTTTTAAGATTGTTTCTGCTTTTTTTGTGCCAGTAGTGATTGACGTGCTACACGCATAAGCTTGATTTTGCTCGTTTGTAACAAGAAATGTTACATACGTTTTAGACGCATCTTCTGGGTCAGTTTCGTAAATGTTTATTTTATAATCTAAAGCCATATATTTCTCCTTTTAATAAATTATACCCCTCTGTAATCAATACATCCAAATGCGAAAGGGCAACTCGCGTTTTTATTTTGTACTCTCAAATTTCCAGCTTCCATATAAACATTGATTCTAGAGGCTGTATTGGCTGCGGTTGTGAAAGCACCCTCGGCATCAGAAATTTCTGTAATACTATTGTCTGAAGCATAAAATAAACCAGCTGGAAATGTATTTCCCAAATGTGATTTTTGTGCCAAAACAGACACCAGACTTCCAGTATTCGGTGCGATAACTGCTATTGATGCATCAGCCGCTATAGTTACAGAACTATTAGTAAATTGCAGAACTTGTATACCAGTAGTTGTACCGCCTTTTAAATCTACTTGACCATCGCCTTTGACATACAATTTTTCTGTACCAGCAGTAGTAATTCGCATACTTAAATCATCATGTCGGTATTGTAATGCACCATCAGGCGCACCATTAGCATCATTAAAAGCTATAGTTCCTGTGTCTGTTGATAATAAAGAAATTCCTGAATCTGTATTATCCTCCACCACTATACCTGCAAAAGCAGCATTAGGTGCTGTAACTCCACTATCATTCTTTTTAACGTGCAGTTTACCTAAAGGGTCAGTTTCATTTATGCCTACTAATCCAGTTCCTTCAATTACAAGGGTGTTACTTGCGCCGTTTGTGTTAAACGTCATGTCATAACTAGAAGCATCGTGAGTAAGATTTCCACGTTCTCCAAAAAGTAATGCGCCTCCCGGCGGCATAGTAATATTACTATTAAAAGTAGCTGCACCTGCTGCGGACATATCAAATTTTAAAGCAACAATATTAGAGGAACCGTCTGTACCATGAATTTCAAAATCGGCATCTGAAACTTTTGATCTAAAGGTAAAGTTGTTAGAACCCATATCAATTTGACCTATTTCAGTTCCAGCATGTGAAAACTTAACTTGTTCACCATCTGCATCAAGAACAATATCTCCAGCTACATCTAAGGTTAAATCACCACTTGATAAATCTATTTCTGTACCATCTATGGTAATGTTGTCAATTTGTATACCTGCATCTGCTGTGATAGCTTGTGCAAAAGTAGTGCCACCACCATCTGCTATAGTTATAGCATCATCACCATCTGTAAATTCTATTAATGGTGTTTGTATAGATGAAGATGTTTCTAAAATCCCACTTGTTTCTATATTAATAGATGCAAAAGCATCAACCATAGCACCACCAGAACCAGCACCATCTGAGTAAATCATTTTAGTTTTGCCAGTAGGTATAGTTACAGTTGCACCGCTTCCTTGTTTAATAATTATAGATTGTGAACCACTTGTTGCATTTTCTATCAACCAAAGCTTAGATACTGTATTTGGTCCAATAGTTATAGTGCAAGTAGAATCTAATGTTCCAGTATATTTTAAAAACATTGATCTACCGGGATCAGTAGAACCATCTGCTATAGTTGTAGTATGAGTATCTGCATTAGTTGTAATAGCTTCCGTACCAAAACTAAATGCTTCAGCTATCAACTCAAGATTTGTATTTGTTGACGCGCCCCAAGTTCCTGACTCGTCACCAGTTGCTATTTCTTTTAATCTAAGGTCATTTACATAAGTTGCCATTTTTTACCTCTAAAGTTATATTAAACCATTTGTTATGCTACGTCACTCCAAGTTGTTGTAACAGATTCATCTACATCAGACCATGATGTTGTAACTCCGGGTATTACATCTCCCCATACACTTACAAATCCTAACTCTGTTGTAGCGTTTAAACCTGTTACAAGTACATTTGCTTCACCTGTAATTGTTGTATCGCTAACTGCACCGGTTGATGAAACACCAGTTATAGGAAATATATTTTCTGTTCTTGTAGCAACAGTTCCTAATCCACTGGTTGCAGCTAGTCCTGTACAAGCTACATTAGCATCACAAGTTACTGTTTCGTCACCTACTGCAATAGTAGAAGCAGTGCCTGAAACACCAGTAATAGCAATACCTGAAGCAGTAACATTTCCTAAAGCAGATGTACCTGCTATACCAGTCTCAGTTACATTAGCATCACCACTTACTGTTTCTGTTCCTAATGCACTAGTTCCCGATACACCCGTTTCTGCTACATTAGCATCACCTGTTACAGTTTCACTACCAATCGCACCTGTAGCTGCAACCCCTGTTTCAGATACATTAGCATCAGCTGTGACAGACTCTGTTCCTAGAGCAGTTGTACCTACTACTCCTGTTTCTGTTACATTAGCTGTACCAGTTACAACTACTGAACCTAATCCTGATGTAGCTGCAAAACCTGTTTCCGCAACATTTGCATCACAGGTTACAGTTTCTGTGCCTAATGCAGAAGTTGATGCAACTCCTGTTAGGTCAACAGTTATATTATGAGGCTGACCCCATGCACCTGCACCCCAAGTGGACCGACCCCAACCGACAGACATTTATTAAGCTATTCTTATAATCGCATTACTTGCATCAGCTGTTGGAAAAGTTATAGTAAATGAACCTGCTGTTGATGTTTTATCAGCACCAAAATCAAATACTGCAACTGCCGGATCACCTGAAGCAGAGTCGTTATAAATCATACAACCTCTAGCAGTAACAGTTGCTGTGCCAAATGTTAAATCAGCAAAGTCTGTAAATGCTGTTGTGCCTGAAGTAGAAGGGTCTACACGTGTAAGTGTATTACCTTTAGCGGTATAGTTAGTACCACTAGCTTCTTGTGATGTTGTATATGCAGTAGTTGCTGCACTCATAGTAGCTGAACTCGTATAGAGTGCTAACCTGAATGTACTACCACCTGAATTTTTAAAATTATGTACGCCTTCTAAAAGTTCTTTCTTAAAAGAAGTACACATTGCTTGTGTTATAGCCATTACAGCCTCCTTATTATATTGGCAAGGTCTTTATGTCCTTGCTGTTCTAATTGATTACATACTGTACATATGTGGTTTTTTATTGCCTCATGCATATAGTGTGTAATTACCTGTCGTGCAGCATCTTTAAATATATGGGCTTGCGCTTTTATAGTGTCAGGTGCTGTATCACTTATCGAAACTAATCTATCAGTTGCCATATCAGCAACTTCTTCTACTGTGTGTCCTCTATAATCTGTAGTTTTTACGCCAAGATTACCTATTGATATTTCAAATTTATCTGTTTGCATTATGGTACTAATGGTTCTGGTGGTGTACTTCCGTTTGATCTTTCATCTATTATCCACTCTTTAGGATTCTCTCTTCCTATAATTCCATGTGGTATCATTTTTTCTTGTATGATCTCTGAATAATTACATACTGATAGTTCACCATCTTTTAAATAAGAGACTATTGGATCGTTTAAACGATGATACCCATATAGTTTATCTTTCATATCTACATTAGCATCTAATAAATTTGATCTAACAGCTACAGATACATCTACGTTTTTTTCCATACATTTGCCTAGCCAATACTCACAACATGCTCTTCCCATTTCCGCAAAGTGTGCATTATTGTTATAAGTAAAATCTGTACCAAACATACTAATTGAACCTACATTATTCCAATAAGCAAAAGCAATGGCATAAGCTACTGTATTATTAAGATAAGCACATGATGTATCTTCTATTACACTTTTAATAGGATACTCTTCTACTGCTGGCACTCTTGCATCTAGTTCACAAGAATATATTGGATAATCTATTTTGGGTAACTCCTCTCTCATCATTTCAGACATAGATGCTGCTTCATCTGTATCAAAGAAACGTGACATAGGATCAAGTATAAATGCTCTATCAGCTTTTTTAACTACTCCTATCATCGCATTTATTACCCAAACTTCATCAAACTTCTTACTATGTAATTGTGATAGATGAAAATCTATCTGACTCATACCCATAGCTACAATAGCTATATGTTTGCCTTCTAAATCTAGTATTCTTTCTTTTAACATTATTGTTCCGCTATCCTTCTTTGACCGCCTCTATAAGCATCTTTTCTATTTCTTCCATCTTGTTCTACTACTAACTTATCTAATGCTTCTTTAAATCTTGTTTCATATAAACTTACTAAATCAGGTTCACCTTTCATAAATATATATGCCTCTACAAGAGAACCAAATAAAAGCACATCTGGTGCATTAGAACCTAACCAACTTGTGCCATCTGATGAAGCTGTAATAGACTGTGGTAAATAAAAATAATGTAACTCTACTTCATAGTTTGCATCAGGTGTTGGACCTAATATAAAAAAACCATCATCAAATTGTGCATAATATTCTGGTAATCCTGTATTAGCAGAGGGTTTAGGATAAGCCTCTCTAATAAAGTTAACATCTTTATTTATTAAAAAACTATAGTTACCATCTGAATCCAACACTGCTAATGAATAAGAATATAAAAAATCATCTGGAACTCCAAGATATTGATTATTTATAGTAGCAGTTGCTGTTTGATTTTTTCTATAACGAGGCAGTTCTACTGAACTATTTATTCTACTCTCTGCTTGTTTTATTAAAGTAGGCAGATTATTTACAAATGTGGTCTCTGTATTTTCAGTATAATCTTGTATAGTTGTTTTTAATGTTGTAAATGTAAATGACATTAGCTTGTAGTAATTTTTAAATTACCTATCTCCCCTTTTAATACCATGTTGTTAAGATTACAATCACCAAAAGCTGAGTTCCATCCACCTATAGGATTGAAGCCAAATAATCCTCTACTAGCTTGTAAGTCTGTTTGTGGTCTAGGATTCTTAAGAGCCTGTGGATCATTTAGTCTTAATCTACCTAGTTGTAGTTGTGGTTGATCTTTATCTAATACGTCTTTTCCTACTAATAGTCCAGTGCGTTTTTGATTTTTAATTTGATTTCTTAAATCTTTTATAGGGTATCTGAAACCGGTTCTATCACATATACCAAATGCATGTTTGCCTTTTGCGTATGGCATATTAATAACCTCCCGGTACGAATCTTACAGCTGCTTTTACCCTATTTTCTTCCGATGCAAGTTTCCATTGTTCTTCATATTGTTGTTTTAAGAATGGAACTCTCTGTGCTGCTTCTGGATTTTTCATAGCTAAATAGTAAGCAAGTCCTGATACAAGACATGGCAAGAATACTTTAGGTATATCAATAGTATTAGATGCTGGCGTACCCGCATCAAATATCTGTCTAAGTCTGTACCAAACAACTTTGTAAGTGTTTGTATCATCTGGTATAGGATAAAGAGTAAAAGATGTAGTGCCACTATCTCTATTAACTAATATTTCATTAGGTCTACCTTGATCTAATTTATTAGGTATATCAGCATACTGTGAGAAAGATACTCTAGTTAAAGATGTGTCGCTCTGTGAATTAGTTTCACCATCACCTGTTCTTAAATGATGTTCTAATAGATCAATAGTATCAGCATCTAAACTATATGTAGCAGTTCCAGCAGTTAATGTTGTACTACCTGATTCTACTTGCCATAAGTTCAAACCTCTGTTTGCCCACTCAAGCATCATAAGATTTATACTACGTCTTGCTGTACGCAAATCGTAGCCAGTTCTCATTTCTAAACCAGCTAGTTCAAAAGCCTCTTCTGCTGCTTCTGCTATATCTAAATCAAAGTTATTAGTAGTGGCTGTAGCCATAAATTATTTCTTTTTCTTTTTCCCCATACCACCTTCGTGATACATAGGCATACCACCACCAGCCATTTTATACATACCACCATCACCGAACTTTTTAACAAGGCTATCTTGATAGTCATCTACCTTTCCACCCTCATCAAACTTAATGATCATATCTTTACCTGATTTTTTCATTTCCTTACGTGCTGCTTTCATACCTGCATCATCATATGGAAAGTTCTTTTTACCTACATTTGGCATATTTTTTCTCCGATTGTTTAAACATGTTGATTTATTTTAAGGTTCAAATGTTCCGTTATCAATTAATATTTGTCTATTCTTAAGATGTTCTTGTTCAATATCATCTTTACTTTGTCCAAAGTATTTGACTGCAAGATGATTGTCAACCATAGATTGATTTATGTTTACACCATCAACTACTACATCACCTAATACCCTACCAAACTTGCCTCTAGAATCTTTAAGTTTTGTTTGTATGACAACACTATTGCCATTATTTATAGCATTTTCTAAGAAAGCCGAAGCCATTTTTCCTCTAGCCTTCTCATCTTTGTCACGAGTACGTGACTCGGGAGTATCAATACCAAATAAACGAACACGAGACTTATAAAGAATATCGAAGCCAAGGTCCAAAATAACATCCACAGTATCGCCATCAACCACTCTTTTAACTGTACAACTATATTCATACATTACCTATACCTCTTTGATATCTTTGCAGCAGACTTTGGTTGTTTAGAAAATTGCTTACCTTTCTTGGTATCTGCTCTTTTCTTTTTAGTAGTTGCTGCATATTGTGAACTAGACATAGCTTTTATAGCTTTTTCAGGAAGATATCTTTCTCCTGTTTCAGACGACTTCTTGCCTGACTTAGTACGCCATTTTTGTTTAGTCCAATCTTTAAGACTTTTTTGACTTTTTGCTATTGCCATGCGACTTTCTTATTGAGTCTTTACCCTTTTTAAATATATTAGAGACCTCAGATTTACCCATAACTTTTGATCTTTGTTCTCCGACTGTAAGTATTTGTATTTTTCTAGCAAAAGGTTTTTTAATACGTTTGACTTTTGCGACTGTTTTTCTTGCATCTGTAGGTGTTGCAAATTTAATGGGTACTGTATCTTTAGGATTTTCATCTGTATATAAACGCCTTCCGCTTCCTTTAGGTTTTTTTCCTGTTCCTTCTTTTGGGTCTTTACTTGCCAACTTTCTTTTGTGCTTTTTTATGTGACTCTCCAAAAGTAGCACCTTTCTTCATATCATGTACCATGGCTTTTATATGTTTGCCAGTATGATGTACTGAATGACTTTTCATGGCTTTCTGTTGAGTTTTATTCAAAGAACTAACATCAACTCCTTTTACTTTCATTCCTTTACCTTTAGCTTTTTTCATCATTATTTATATCCTCCACCTTTGGATTTATATTGTTTTGCTAACATCTGTGCTTTTCTAGCACTCCATTGTCCGGGCTTTCCACCTTTACCACCAGCCTTGATACGTTTAAACATCTTCTCACGCATGCCCGGCTTGGTATAGTTACCAGCTTCGTTTACCCTTGATTTCTTTTTTTTACCTGCCATTTGTTTTTTTGTCTGTGTTCTACTAATTACCATTTAACTTTATGTGACCAATACCTTGCACTAAATTTATCAGGACTAGAATCTTGTGCATTGTGTCTTGCATAGTATGATTTTTTTCGTGCCTTATCTTTTTTTGTCTTAGGATTTTTTCCAGCACCTTTAACACCTTGTTGACCAAAACGTATTGTTTTAGTTTTGTCACCTTTCTTAGCTACAACAACGTGTGATTTAGTAGGATGGTTTGGTGTACGTTTAGGTTTATTGTATCCACTAACTCCTGCATTCTTTAGCTTAGAGTCTTTAGCCATTAATCTTCACCTTTAAACTTCTTACTTTGTCCTGATGTTCCTGCGTATATACCAAAGACTGCTGCCATAGCACCTACAACTATTGACACAAGACCAGCTTGTTCTAAGTTTGGTTCAGGTATATCCATAAACCAAGTAACAACTTTGTAAAGTAATATGATATATACAGTAACAAATGCTCTAGGAAATATTCTCCATGCATCAACAGTTCTAGCTAGATGTATCCATTTCTGAAAAGGGTTATCAACAGCACTATTTGCATTGGCATCTATCTCTACTTCAAGATTTATTTTTTTCTTTACAGATTCTTCAATCATATAAATTTAATATATGCTACTGCCACAGAAACTAAACCATAAAGACCCCACAGCATATTCTCTATCCTTAGAAACTTTTTACTACCTTCATCGAGTCTACGCTCTATGTACTCATAACGTAGAGCGTACTCTCTTTCTAAACCACTTAAACGTGCTTCTAAAGGTAATTTACTATCAGTTTCTACTGACTTAGGCATTACGCTGTATTAGCTTTTACGTAAGATTTACTTGCATAAATGATGATTGTGTAACTGTCTCCACTAGAGTGTCCAACAGTTGATAATAATAGATCACCATTCTTGCCACTACCTGCATTATTAAAAACACCGGGTAGACTTTTATTGCTCCAAGTAAAATCCCAAGTATCTGTTTGGTCTGCTCCAGCCTCTAAAATAAATTGATTTGATGTAGCATTCCAAAATAATTTGAAACCCATACCTACATTACTAAACCATATTCTATTTATAGTGATACCAGAACAAGCTTGACCATTTCTACCAGAAGTTAAAGCAGACACATCTACTTTAGTGACATCACTTTCTCCAGTGCCATCACTAATGTTAGTAAGTTTTACAACTAAATTCTTACCAGCATCATCTAAGATAGTTTGTGTTGTTACTGCATCAGCCATTATAGACCCCCTTAAGCGTCAGCAAATGGAGTTACTACAGTACCAGAAGCAAGGTTAATACCCTCTACTGCATACTTAGCTGAAGCTATTGCTGTAACTCTAATGATAGTTCCAGCTATACCGCCTTTAGTTGTACCATTTAAAGTTATAACATCATTGCTTGCACCTGAGAAAAATGTTTTACCTGCTGCATCGCTTTTACCCATATATAGTCCACCAACGAACTTATCAGTTCCATCAGTTTTAATATCTAAGTCTGTAGCTGCTGTTTCAATTACAAAAGTAAATGAAGCACCTAAGTTATTCAGTTGATTAGGATCATCGTCTGAACCGGGTGCTGTAGCTACAATACTAGGTAAAGTGAATTTACCATCAGCGTCATTACAAGTAAGTATCTTACCTGCGTGCGATGCGACTGTGAGAGTTGTGTCAGCAGTAAGGCTAGTTACTGTAGCATTACCTGCTGAAATAAAACCAGCTAGTGATCTAACCGGTCCTGAAAATGTTGATTTTGCCATACTAAGTCTCCTTAATAAATTCTATCGTCTTGGCGAGTCTGCTAGGGCAGTCGATAGATTAATTTAATCCCTAGAAAGAAAAGGGGAGTATATATCATTTCAACTCCCCTCAAGTTACTAGCTTGATCCCGAAGAACCAAAAATACCTAGTGGATCAGATACTCCAAAGGAATACCTTTCTCTTGCTTTGTATCTTACGTTGCCAGTATCAAAGTCACCATCCATGCTTGTTTCTAATGGACTACGTGCAAAGTGCTTCATGCCATTTGGTACGTCAGTCATCAAGAAGAAAGCATTAGTATCGGTTAAGAAATGATTCACAACAAAGCCTTCTGGAATGCTACCATTTGCTCTAATAGCATTGATATCATTATCGGCTGTGTTAGGTCTCATATCTGAATCTAAGATACGTGAAGCAGTAAACATACCTGCTGGTGGTACAATTAACTTACGTGGTTTAGCTGCTATTAACAGTCCACGCTCATCTGTCCATCCTGCTATTTGAATCACAGCATTCTCTAACGAAGTTTCGTTAAGGTCTGCTTGTGTTGCAAATGTGTTGGAGTTTGTTCCACCTGACACCAAAGGGTGTGCAGTAGAAAACAAATCTACACCATCGCCTGAATTGAACGAACCACCTGAGAATCCTTGGTTAAGAGGATTCGCAGCTTTTACTTGCTTAGTGTAAGCCATGCTTCTAGCAAGTGCTTTAGTATAACGTGCAGAAAGAGAATCGTATAAATTATCCTCCATTGCTTCTTCTGTTATAGCAAAACCCATCGCTATTGTTTCATGGTTGTAACGAGTGCTAAAGGATTCTTGTGCAGTATCGTAATTGATAGCTGAACCTTCATCTTTAACAGAAGCTTGACCAAATCCACTTAACTTCACTTCTTCTTCAAACGATCTATCAGAAGTTTCTGTTTCATAAATCTGCTCATGCTCATTCTCGTATTTAGCATACTCTAATCCAAACAGGGCATTTAGTCCCGGAAGGAGTTCTTTAAGTAACTGCGCTCTTGAAATTGCCATTTCTTATTCTCCTTTATATGCCAGTTGTATTGTCCATGATATGCCCCGCATTAAACTTAGCAACTAAGTCAGTGAAAGAATCACCGCTTGTGTTGTCAGATTTAGGCGAGATATCTACTATCCTTACAGGAAGTGTAGCAGTCGTAGTGGCTGCTGTAGATATATCAATGGCGTTTTTACTTGTTCCAATACTTGTTGAACCAGCAGTTTGAACTACCGCTACATTGTTTCCGATATTGGTCACAGCGGCTGAGCCGTCTGCTTGCATTTCGAAAAGAACATTTGGGTCATCCAATACATAAGCTGAAATATCATCAGCTGCTGTACTTGCTGGAAAGTATTGAGAAAAAGTTTTCTGGCTTGTATTTGGATCGGTATAAGATACACCTAGAAAAATTCCTACGGGAGTCAATGAAGTTGTGCCAGTGTCTTTTTCGACTGTACCAGCAGCAACTAACTTAACGAAATCGCCATAGAAAATTGCAGTGCCATAGCCAGAAGCTATGCCGTAATGTCTTACCTTGCCGGTGAAAGAACCGCTTGCACTCAAAGTGCCAACAGGTCTTGCTCCGTAAGGTGTTGCTGAACTACTCATTTTATATACCTTTTATACAAAAATTTAACAAAAAAGATAGTAATTACTTACCACCTTTACCAAAAGTAACCTGTGTCTTCCTTTCTTTAAACATAGGCATGGCAGGGTTTTCATCCCTCATGTAGTTAGCATCTAAAGCAGACATCTGTTGATCCGCTTGCTGAATATAATAATCAGCACGCTTCTTGATTTCTTCTTCAGGTGCTTTACATAAAAGCAATCCACCTACCTCTACACCATCTTTAAACTGCGAGTTAGTATCCCTAACCATTTGCAATTCAGGATGATCCTCTGCTTTAACAGGTGTCCAACCTTCTCTGAACTTAGTTGATACATTCATATTGTCAGACTGTCCAGCAGATGCTGTACGTATCCAACGGAAAACATATCCGGGTTCAGGTTTAGGGTCAGGCAACAAGTTTGGGGGAGACCAAGGTTGTTCTCGTTGCTCAGAGTCTCTTGACTCTAATTCACGTGAGTTGCGCTCTTGAACATCATTTTGTTCTGACTTTTCCATTATCTTTGCTCCTTCGCATATTGCGCTGCGTATTGTTCTGGTGTAAGTCCAAGTTTCTTGGCGAGAGTAACTTGAGTCTTGGTTAACTGCACTGTGCGCTGTTTAGTACTTGCTCTATTAGCAGGTGCTACCACAGTCGAGGGTCGCTGTGAGGATGCAGTATTGTCCTCAAAGCGTTCAGGAAATCTTTGTTTTACAGCTTCATCTACTCTTGCATAGTAAACATCAGAGTCTCTTACAGGATCAATTCCTTCTCTTACTAACTTAGCATGCATACCATAAGCTAATGCTGTCATATCCTCATCGCCTGCACGTTCAAACCAAGGATTTTGCCTTATGTAATCAGCAGCAGCTGGGTCTATTGATGGCTGTTGTTGCATTGGTTGTGCATATTGAGGTTGAGCATACTGTTGTTGTTGAGGTTGCTGTACCGGTTGAGGCATTTGTGGTTGATAATTATCAACATAGTTTTTATCGGCATAAGCTGCTGATAACTTTTCTTGTGCCTCTAATAACCTATCAGTGTCACCAGCCTCGTATGCTTGCTTATAAGTTTCTTTAGCTGCCTCTATCTCTGTAGAGGTTTTAGTTTTTAGACTATTAAGTAATGCATCTTCACTCTTAGCGACTGTAGCTTTTAGTCTTTGATTCTCATCATGTAACTGTTTTGCTATGCCAGCAGCTTCATCCCTAACTTTTTGGGCAGCTTCTGCTTTTCTGCGCTCTTCGTGATAATCAAACTTAAGTTTGTCTATACGTTTCTTAGTTCTTTCACCTATGCCTTCTATCTCTTCATCGACATCAGCATCGGTGAGTTCTTGTTTAGGTGGTCTCTGATCTTCTTCTGGACGATCATCAACTACCTCTATTTCCACATCAGGTATTGGAACTTGTACTTCCGTAGTAGGAGGCAGTTCCAAATCTTGTTCTAAAGCTTGTGCTTCTTCCATCATGGTTTTTCTATTCCTCTAGGATCATCTACAACAGCTTCTACAGTATCATCATTTATGAGTCTGAATTCTTTGCCATGAATACTCATGCGTGTGCCACTATATGATCTCATAATTATAAAATCACCTTCCTTACAGTATGGACCTGTAGGAAATCTGTTTTCATCTTTATAGCAATCTGGACCCATCTTCAAAACAAAACCCACTATGGATGCTGTCTCCTCTCTTTTTCTATACTGGTCTGCAATAATAATACCACCATCTGATACTTCTTCGTGTTCAGGTAGTGCTATCAATATTTTATACCCTTGAGGTTCAGGAAGTTGTGTAGGCTCTGCGGATTCCGCTTCACTTACAGTTTCCTCTTTAACTGCTTCAACTGTCATAAGTTTCCTTATGTTGCATCAAATATATATAGGAGTTTGACGTTCTCCTTTCCTTTCACCATGAAAGGTGCGTATTAACTTTCTATAACTGAATTATATTTATCAGTTATCTCTCGGAGGGCAATACGTAACCCTTCGATCTTGCCTTTATAGTGGTAAAGTTCCGTAAGGTCCTTTATTTCTCCATCTATAATGACTTCAGTAATTCTATTTATCTCATCGTTTAAACTCTGTGTCAAGTCCTCTGTAAACTTTATATCAACTTCCATTAGTCTTTAGTCAGAGTTTCTGCTATCTTTCTACCTATCTCTGCGCCTTTAGTCCTTTCTTGTGCAGATACTCTAGCTATATCAGCACCGACTTTGGCACCAGCCATTTCAAGATCAGCTTCGATCTTAATACGCTCTAATTCATCTTTCATCCTAGCTTTCTCTAAATCAGCAGCTATACGCGCTTCATCAGTGCTTGCTTTGTCTTGTGCTTGTTGTGCTTTGATAGCAAGTTCTTGTTGTTGCATTTGTAGAACAGGGTCTTGCATCTGTTCTTGTACTTGTTCCATTTGTGCAGCCTGCATGTTCTTACCAAGTAGTTGTTGTGCTGCTGCTGCCACTAGGGTTGATAGTCTTAGTTCTATTTCTGGTGGTAATGGTTCTCCTACAGGTGGTAGTTTAGTTCCTATCTCTTCTTCTATCTGCCTTCTGTATTCAAATCCTAGGTGTTCTACTATGTGATTGCTTAGTGCAGCTTGTATTGCATCAGCATTAGGTGCTTGTGCAGCTAGTTCTTGTATCTTAGGGTCTTGCAACATAGCCATATGTACTGTGATATGTGCAGCATGGTCTTGATACTCGAAAGCTTTTACAGGTTTGCCATTAAGTATGTCCATATTCTCTGACACAGGGTCTGTAGGCTTGATATCATCCTCTAATGGCACGATATCTTGCGAGTCACGTATGCCTAACACCTCTAACATCTGTCTGTGTAGCTTTGGTAGGTCATATAACTGCGGTGCAGACTGTGCAAGTTGCAATGCAGCCTGATATTGCATGATTCTTTGCGCCATAGTTGCAGCATTTGGGTCTGACACAGGTATTATGTCTACCCTTTCGTCAAAATCTACAGCTTTTATAGCAGATTCTCCATCAACTTCGTATTCATAGTCAGATGGCATGAAATCTTTAATAATATCCGACAAAATACCTAGTTCTTGGCGCATAGAAGCGTGTAATCTAGCTTGAATAGCACCCATTACCTTCATATTACGCTCTAATAACGCTAATGTTGTACCTACAGGTGCTTGATTGTTCATATCAGACACTTTTAAATCAGTTATAGAAGCAAATCTACGCCCTTCTTCAACGATATTTCCTAATAATTGGTACAAAGTGCCTGATGGTTCTTTGTATGGTAAGAAAGTTATGTTATCTCTGATGCTACCGCCCGGAATATCTACATCACGGAACTCTCCGGGATAGATTGGAGTGTCATCACCCTTAATTCTAAGACCTCTAGTCTTCAAACCACCGGGTAAATTAGCTAATGTACCTGCATCAACTAGCTGTCTAAGCAAAGAAGTAGCAGATTTTGCCAATCCACCTACCATATGTATCAATCCAAACCCATAAAATCCTAATCCGGGCATATATTTGTAGTGTACAAAGTGTTGTCTTCGCATTTTTGTAGGATCAGACTCTAAATAATTACGTCTAATAGATAAAACTTCACCTGATCCTTGATCTATAGTTACTACATAGGGTAAAGCAATACCTGTTTTTCTACCTTGTCGTTCATCTTCAAAGCCTACAAGGTCTAAATCCACATGCATTTCTAAAAGAGTATGTAATCCATCTTTGCTATAGCTGTTAACATCGTATTCAAAGTTAGGATTGTCTCCAGCTAGTTCTGCATACTTTTGTCTTATTCTATCTGCACCTATACTAGACTGTGGTAAAGATACTTCTCTGTAGAAACCAGCAAACTGTAACTTTAATATTTCATTTTGTGTCATCCTCATAACATGAGTGGCACGTGCAGCTGTTCTTAAATCTGCTGCACCATAGCTAACTACAAAATCTTCTGCTGGTATAAACATAGAGCAAGGT